ATGCGCAACTACATCATGACCACGACGACAGTAACAGCAGAGCTGGCCGAAATTCGGGCAAAACTGGCATTGTTGGAACGGGCCGACGCCGACAATGCCGAGGCTATCAGCGACCTATCGGAGGATATGCGTAAGGAGCTCGATAACATCTATAACGCCATTGCGGCCTTGTCGGTCAAATTGCCGCAGGCCCACAAGACCGGACAGCCGATAGGGTTTAAACGATCAGACACGGAGAAATGACTCATACAAAGGAAGTACGACGAACGGCGGAGCCTGCGAGGTTTCCGCCGTTCGTTTGTTTGTTGTGCCGAAAGTTCCTATGTTGGCAAAAACATTACATGTAATGCGAATATAGGCTTATATTTCTATTCTTCAAAAATATTACTTCCAAAACAGTAATTATAACCCTATTTTAGAATAACTTAAAACCTTTGATTCCCTCTTCAAATTTTATTTGCATTTGTTGTTGGATATTGCGACGAGATTTTGTATATTTAACACTACCTTTTGGGTATAATGGCATTATCCGACTTTGCTTTGCTTAAAGGGAGCGACAAGATCAAGAATGCGATCCAGACGTTCCCCTTGTTTTTTCAGCTCTTCTTGATTCATACGGAGGGTGTTTCCATGCTGTTCAATAGCAGACAATAAATTTCGTAAGTCCATAGCTGTAATATTTAGGTTCGTAGTTTCTTCGGATATTGGGGTGTTTTCTTTAAGCATGGTACCTTCTCCTGTCAACAACCAACTATATTGTATTCCGAATAGGTCGCTCCATTTTTGAGCGACCTTTTTTCCGAAAGGCTGACCATTCAGATATACTCCTACGGCCTGTTGCGAAACGCCCAATTTAGCAGCTATTTCAGATTGGGTTATCCCTATACTGCTGAAATGCTCTTTTAATTGTTCGCTGATATATTTATAGTCGGTCATAAGATTATAATATTTCCCTATACATATAAAATATTTGTAATTTTCTATTGTATACAAATAAATTTATTGTATATTTGCATTGTAAAACAAAACTTGCAATGACAAATATAATAAGAAATACCCAAAACTTGCACCGAAACAGTGTTTTAGTTCGAGTTTTACCCTTTGAGGAGTATATTCAAAGCGTTTCCGACCCGACAGAACGTCGGCAGTTGTTTGACAAATTAAAATCATCGATAGGTATTTTGAGCGATGCGACATTGTGGCGCTATCGCAGTGGAGCAATCCGCCCGAATATTCTCCAACGTCGCCAGATAGCGAGTGTTATTCGTCGTCACTCGGGCGACAGCAGCTATACCGCCGACAATCTTTTCCCAGTGGAGTTTTACAAATAGATATAGTCATGACAGTATTATGCATCATATCGGTGTTACTCGCCATATTATCGCTCATTATCTGCGTACTTGCATTGCGCGCCATATATCGGCAATGCAGGCAAAAGAGTAATCCCTCCCTTATCGCACAAGGGGTATTGCTCGTGTTGCTCAATATGATTTGCTGCGCCGGCGTGGTAGTGAACCTAATTAAGGTATTCCAATAAAAACACTCGAATATAACTTATGCAGACGCTTCACAGCATAGAGTTTTTCAACGATCCCGAGGGTGGGGTAATGGTACGCGATACCGAAGGCGTCCATACCTACCGGCCCGAAGACAAGGTGTTGACAAGTGCGCTATTCGCCCGCATCGAGGCCGAATACCCGAAGGCATTCAGGGCTCTCTCCGAGATTTACCGCAAGAGCCAGCCGAATGTGAGTTATTATCGGTTCCTGATCTGCCACCGCTTCATCCGTTGCAACTTCGGACGGCTGGACAACAGGCAGGACATCGACGGCATGGGACGCTTCACCTTCGAGGATGTGAGTTGTCCGATCAAAGGCGAATGCAAGTATGCCGGCGTGATATGCAATCCTGAGTTCGAGACTCGGCTAACTGAGCGGCAGAAGGAAGTGATGAAACTCTATATGGAGGGGATGGGCGATGAAGAGATCGCGGATATGCTTTACATATCGCCCGAGACGGTGCGCACAACGAAGCGCGACGCCTTCCGCAAAGCAGGCGTGCATTCGCTGGCAGAATTTACAATGAAGTATAAAGACAGATTATAACCTAACAACGATATAAAGATGAAAACACTCTATTTATGGGATAACGGATGGACACCTTTCCATTACAATGATTTATCCGACTTGAAAGATGAATTTGCTGCTCGCGGGATTATGCTGGGCTACGACTGCGAGCTGAGCGACGGCTGCGAGCTGGGCTACGGCTGCAAGCTGGGCGACGACTGCGAGCTGGGCAACAACTGCAAGCTGGGCAACAACTGCAAGCTGGGCAACAACTGCAAGCTGGGCAACAACTGCGAGCTGGGCAACAACTGCGAGCTGAGCGACGGCTGCGAGCTGGGCTACGGCTGCAAGCTGGGCGACGACTGCGAGCTGAGCGACGGCTGCGAGCTGGGCTACGGCTGCAAGCTGGGCGACGGCTGCAAGCTGGGCTACGGCTGCAAGCTGGGCAACAACTGCGAGCTGAGCGACAACTGCAAGCTGGGCTACGACTGCAAGCTGGGCGACGACTGCGAGCTGGGCAACAACTGCAAGCTGGGCTACGACTGCAAGCTGGGCGACGGCTGCAACGTACCGAAGTCCTTGTTTATTTCAGCTTCCCGTCATGCTGTTTCTTATTGGGGTGCCGACGCAATTCAAATCGGTTGCACTCGGCATACTATCTCGGAATGGCAGGCGCACTTCCGCAAGATCGGGGAGGCAGAAAATTATATGCCGGAACAGATCGAAGAGTATAAGGGTTATATCGACTTGATTGCGACGCTGCACAAGACGTGGAGTATCGAGAAGAAAGAAACGGAGGCATGATATGAAAACTCCGTGGCGATGGCGGCGGGAACGCCAAGCGACCGAGAAAACATGCAAACACTCGGCGCTCATGACGGAAGATATTAAAACTTTGAATTAGGCACTATAAAAATATCGGGAGCGGCAAAACCCGCTTTGACATAGGGCAGATTTGAATTAGACACCCTCGCCGCTCCCGATTTTATTAAACCATAGACTAATATGTACTTCGGCAAAAAAAATATCACCAAAAATTTGGCGGTTTCAAAAGAAGTCGCTAATATTGCAATGCCAAGAAGTGAGAAGCGTATAGCCAATCACGACATATATAACTACGCTATAACGGCGTATCCCTGTGTTCTTATTCGCTATGCGGGTAATCACTTCTTGGCAGAAAAAGGGGGTACGCCTTCTTTATATATATACTTAACTAAACTTTTGAACGATAAATGCCAAGAAGTGAAAAAGTTAGTGGGACGGGGAATAATAGTACCCGTACTGCATTCGTATCTAAGCGAAACAAGCGTTTCCCATTTTTCATCCGCGATATGCGGAATCTTCCGATCGATCCGGAAGAAACTCTCTACCAAGTATCATTCAGCGCGAATGTGCGCAAAGAGTATGGTGCAGGCGTTACCGCGCTGGACTTCTCTCGACCTTACCGTACCGAGCATCCACTCCTTGCGTTGGGACTTGCCATTGCCGACGTCGAAGGCCAATACGGTGTGGCTGCATCCGTCGATGTTCGAAGCATCCGAATCATCAAACTTTAAGATTCTCGGATACCCCTGTTCCGTGCCGGCCTGACCGCCGACACGGGAGCCAATAGCCACCCTATGAGGTGAGGGGTTCGATCGCTGGCAATACAACCCCAGCCGCAAGGCAGAAAGCGATCCGGCAGTCGGAGCCGCACCATTCCGACCGACGCCTGCAACGTATCTGCACGATGTGCCGCCATTGAGAAGATGCGGCCGCGAGTAAGCAAATAGCCGAAATGCGCGAAAGACCGGCACAGGCTCCGAAGCTGCGACGACATGAGCGGCGAGGACCACCGGGACAAATAAGCGCATTATTATGCCCGGACGGCTTTGATCGGCTTTCCGGGCTCAATTGCGGGCTTACGCACACGTTCTTTCAGGGTTAGAAGTTTTATTATTCCGCGTAAAGCCCGCTTTTTGCCCTGCGGCATCGACCGTGCCTTTGATGGCGACAGGGCGCAAACCTTAAAACCTTATACATATGGATAAATCAAAACCAAATGAACCGCAGCGTCACATTCGGGATTACCTTATGCAAGGCGGTACGCTGACGGTTCAACAGGCATTCCGGCGGTTCCATACGACGGAATTACGGAAGGTCGTCACCCGTTTGCGTCGCAAGGGCGACGTGATTGTCTCCCGTTGGACGGATGGCCAATCGATAGATGGACGTCGATCGCGTTATAAAGTATATTACATGATTCGAACAGACAACATCTCATAGCTATGAAAGAAAAAACTTTTTTCGGATTCGACGTTACGCCGCGCGGGGTGTATCGTAAGGAGATTTCGCGCCTTCGTGACGAAGTGGGGTATCAACAGAAACGGGCCGACATGCTCTATTCCCGCAATTTGGATATGAACGACAAGTTGAAGCGGGCGATGGAGACTATCCATAGACTCGAAGCGAAGCTGGCGTCGCATGATCGAGAGCGAGATAAGCAAGGGCGATTTAAGAAATCGCAGAAAGGTATCTAAACCTATCGCAAGGTAATTCGCCATATTATTAGATTAATCACCCTGTCGTCCGCTGTGAAGCACGCGGCGGGTGGCCGCACGAGTCGAGGCCCTGCGCAGGATGCGTGGGAGAGTGGTAGGTTCGGGCGGCTTTTATGGATGCATAGCTCAGCAGGTCAGAGCAGCCGGCTCATAACCGGACGATCGGAGGTTCGAATCCTCCTGCATCCACGGGGAGTTTTGAAGATGTCTCCCTGTTTAAGAACACGAAATCCGAATCCGCTGTTATGGTAATGGCGGTGCTGGCGCCGGCCCCTGCGAAAGTGGGGTATTTTTGGATAACGACAAAAACAAAAGATATGGAGCAAGAGAATTTTAAATCCATTGATGCGGTGAGCCGTATATTCGAGATGTCGCAACTTTGGCCGCATCAGTTGCGAATATGCGGTTTCGTCGGTACTCGATTCTCCCGTAATGGGAAAGGTAAACCCGTTGCATTGTATAATGTGGATGATGTTCATGAATGGATCGAAGGGCATCGAGAAACGTATCAGACACGCAAGGCGATGGGGCGGTACGACATCGTTACAAAGACAACGGTAAGTGCTGTTGAATAGACGATATTGTCATAGACGTGTAGCGTAATGGTAGCGCATCAGACTTTGATTCTGAATGTGGCGGTTCGAATCCGCCCGCGTCCACAAAAATAAGTGTTTACACAATAACAGCACATTTTTTGTGTTATCATAATAAAAGTGTATATTTGCAAGGGAGATATTATTATGAAAAATCTTTTTGTCATATTTTTAGACAGCGTTTTGTATTTCTTTTCATTGGCAGAGAATCCGATAGAGAAATGCCGCAAACAGCGTCAAGAAAGGACAGACACAGAAAACATGGCGCAGGATTGGTACAATGTAGGAAACGACATAAGACGAGCGTATGAGAAATACAAATCCTGTTAAAGAAGTCGTTCAAGTTCAGCAACATTATTCGGGACCACTTCCCCAGCCTGAATCTTTGGCCCAATATGATCAAATTGTTCCTGGAGCCGCAGAGCGTATTATAAAAATGGCAGAGAAAGAAATGGAGCATAGACATCGCGTGGAAGATTCAATGACAAGGAGTGCCATTCGCAGTACCTTTTTAGGAATAATCTTCGCTTTCATGTCTGTGTTGATTCTATCGGGATCGGTAGTCTACGCTTTGTATAGAGGATTCGATACCGTAGCCGGATACATCGCTGTTGGGTCCATCGCTGCTGTGGCTGGTGTATTCATTTTCTTCAAGGCAAAGAAAAGTCGGTAGTCTATTTTAATTTCTTTTTTCTAAGGCATCCAAGCGATGCCTTTTTTCATTTCTTTTTTTTTGCAGTTTCAAAATGAATCGCTATATTTGCAATGCCAAAGACTCGCGGTAACGCGATTACAAGTACATACGAACGTTTTCTGAGACGTGTCCCTGTTGCACTTCTACTTCGCGTAGTCGTGGGTCTTTGGCGAGATTAGGGGGCGCGTCTCTCTTTTTATCATACTAACTTGTGTTCAACATGCCAAAGACCAACACAAGCGTTCAATCCGTGAAGAATAGTAACGGTAACGCACCAGCTTTCGACAAACTCACGAAAGCCGAACTCATCGAACTTTTACAGAGCAACGTCAAGAACCCGATTAAAGATTTTGCGAAAAAGTTTGCGAAGTCGAAATCTGTTCGTATATTTGCCCTTGCGAACAGATGCCCAAAGCATCAACAAGAGACATATTATAACGCTATAAAGCGTTGCCCTTTGTCCACTTTCGGTTATGCCGAGGGTGTCTGTTCGCAAAACATGACGGGGCAACGCCTTTTTTATTGCCCTATACACTAAACTTTTAACTGACAAATGCGAACAGAAGTTAAAAGTGGTGGCTTGAACAATAGTAGGGTCACTACACCTGCACAGACAAGTGCAAAATCATTCGAACAGCTTACCAAAAAGCAACTTATCGAGTTATTGGAGGGTAACATTACCCAACCTCTCACACCCGAGGGCCTTTACCGCTGTGCCGTGTCCATTGTTGCCAAGTGGTGCAACGAGGTTATTGCCGACCGTTATGCGTCGATGTTCGACGTCACGAACGGCCTCGAATCACTGGAAAAACTCTACAAAAACCGATAGTCATGGATTCATTCGAATTGAAGCCCGCGCCTCTCTGGAAGAGAGTGGCCGGTTATTTCTGGTGCATGTGGTATAAACGAGTCCATACTCAGCGTCGCAAACGCGATCTGTTCCTCTATCGAGAGCGCAAACGTCTCTCCGAACCGCAAGTGTTATGGCCGAGCTTGTGATCCTTGTTCTTTTCTCGTGTGCGATCCTGGCTGCCTACGGGTTTGCGGCCGCGCACCGTGATAGCTTCGATAAACTCTTCGACAAACTTTTCAATGAGTACTAAGATGAACCAGACCTATTCAATCCCGCTATCGAAGACCGATATATACGACATCTATCCTTCGAAATTGGGGCGGTCGCACGATTATACGACATCGATAACCCTTACAGTTGCAAGATCTATCTTCAATGATCTGCGCGAGCAGGTCGGTCAGACCAGCAGGGGCGACTACGACGGCGAGAGAGTCGAGACCGATTTTGACCTCTACCATGTGGAAGCGGTTCGCCACTACGAGGTGTGTAAAGATGTCGATGGATCCGGCGCTCCTCTGCTGGACATCCGCCGAGACGATATAGAAATCGTAAGCGTGATGGATTTCGACTACGGAGATATGTCATTTCCGGCGATTGTCGACAAACTCAACTACTACGGAAAACATAACAATCTATAAAATGAAAACACGCATTGAGGTGAAGAGCCGTGCCACGGGCAAGGTCATCGCCAGCCACGAGGAGAACCGCCGCATGACGGCCAAGGAGATCGAGAAAGCCAAACGGGACTGCCTGCGCAATCTCGATTTGGCCAAAGTCACGGCACCGGAAGTAACATACATAAAAGATTAGTATATGGAGATGAACAGGGAATTACAGACACTGAACAGCGAACAACTCCGCCAGCTGTCACTCCCGCTTCCGGCGGAGGCCGTCACGCCGCACCCGACGAAAAAGTTTCTCTCGTCGATCAAGTCCATCTACGTCACGGAACGCTTAAACGAAGTATTCGGTGTCGGACGCTGGCGCATCGAGACGGATGTCGTGGAAAAGCAGGAACGCATGGTCGTCGTGAAGCTGAAATTTACGATCCCGGATTACGGCATCTACTACGAGTGCTACGGCGGCAATGACAATCCGGATCTGGGAGATGCCTACAAGGGCGCCACGACGGACGCCATTACGAAAGTGGCTTCGTGGCTGGGAATCGGAGCCGACGTTTTCAAGGGGAAGTACACGAATGACAAATTCCAGGTGGCTGCACAGAATACCAAGCCGGCACAACCGGCTACTCCAGACCCGATAGCGGCAGCCGCGCCCGTGCAGCCGGCACCGAAGAAACGGATCACGGCCGATATGCTGAACGATCCGATCTTGCGCGATCAGTTCATGCGCTGGGCGTACAAGGGTAGTACGACGGTCAAAGACCCGACGAAATTCGATGTCATCGCCTTCCTTCGTCGCAGTTACGATGCGGACGATACGACGGCGGTAGTCTTCGCCAAATTTTACGACGAATATCTAAACAGTAAACAGCAGAAACGATGAACACGCAACCAATATTGATACGCGAGACGAGCAGCCCCGCGGAGCTGGCGAAGCTCGCCGTCGACGCCGTTACCCGTGGAGACGTCGATCCGCTCGTCGCTTACGAGAATATATCCCGCATGGAGAAGGCGATCGAGCTGTTCAAGAAGTCCGAAGAGGTGCGCGACATTACGTTGCGCGAACTGGCTAAATACGGACACAGGAAAACATCCTCGGACTGTACGATCGAAGAGGTGGAGGCTGGCGTCAAGTACGACTACTCGGGCTGTAATTGCCAGGCTTTGGATGACCTGTACAAAATGCGTGATGCGGTCATGGCCGACATCAAGGAGAAGGAGAAGATATTGCGGGCGTTGCCGGCCTCCGGCCTGACGGATCCCGCCACGGGCGAAATCTTCTATCCTCCTGCGCGAAGCAGCAAGACGACACTTAAAGTAACCTTCAAAAAACGATAGCAATGGCAGATTTAATCAATGTATCGCTCTGCGTGAGCGATATTCCCAGAGACAAAATTTTCGTCGCCGAAACGGCAAGAAGTACATTTCGATATGCGTTTCGGAGCTTCGCCAGCCGGATCAGTACGGGAATACGCACTGCGTATTCATCCGTCAGAGCAAAGAGGAGCGCGAGGGTGGAGTTTCTCGCACGTATGTTGGCAGAGGCAAGTCGGTTATCTTCCGTCCTGCGGAACCTACGCCGGATCAAGTCTCCGATTTGCCCGTAGCGGATAATACGGATGATCTTCCCTTCTAAGTGCCCGATCAATGGTTTACGACCTATCGAAGACATACGACCGCGAGAAGTTCAAACGTCGCGTGAATATGCTCTATAAGCGTCACGTCATAGTTGATCTGTCTATTCCCCGGCCCAAGCGGACAACGGCCCAGAACGCCTATCTGCATCTGTTACTGGGAATGTTCGCTATGGAGACTGGCAACACGTTGGAGTTCGTGAAGCAGGAGTATTTCAAAAGGCTGGTAAACCCTGATCTATTTGTAGAGCATCGGCACGACAGATATGCCGGAGAGATCGAGGTGCTACGCTCCAGTCGGGACTTGAATACCGAGGAGATGTCAACGGCCGTCGAACGGTTCCGAAACTGGAGTGCGTCAGAGGCAGACATCTATCTCCCTGCACCTAACGAACAGGCGTTTCTCGATTCAATAGAACACGAAATGCAATGCAAAAAGATATGGCTTTAAGAGAACACATATTCAACATCATATACGATGTGGTAATAGCCAAGTAGGCCAATTGTAGAGACCCGTGCTATGCTTTATTCTGTGCGGATATACTTCCGATACTGGGTCTTGAATATTCGCGTTACGAGGCGGAAAAGGCCATAGAATCGCTTTTGCGATCGGGGCGTATTGAATACAAGGGAACGGCAGATGACTGGTTATTCAGACCAAGAACATATAGAATAGAACACGTTTAAGAGACCATTCCTGAACATGGACCATGGATATATCAAACTACACCGCAAGTTCTTTTTGAACACCCTCTGGAAAGAACCTCGCGAATACTCGAGAGCAGAAGCTTGGCTTGACTTGATTCAGAGCGCAAGGTTTGAGAGCTCTCAGGAGGTATTCAATGGGCGAGTGATAGAAGTCCGCAAGAGTGAGGTGGTGGCAAGTCGTCGATACCTTGAAAAACGGTGGGGATGGGGAAGCTCTAAAGTCAACAACTTTCTCGATTTCTTGCGTAAAAACGGGATGATCACAACCCGACAAACCAGCCAACAAACCATAATAACGTTGTGTAATTTTGATATTTACAATGATGCGCAAACCAGCGGACAAACCAGTAGCAAACCACTGACAAACCACCGACAAACCACTGGTAAACCAAATAATAAGAAGGAAAAGAAAGATAATATTATTATCCCCCCAAATACTAACGTATTTGTCCCCCCTTCTTTGGAGGAGGTAGCTGAATATTTCGACCAGAAGGGCTACACACGGGAGGCCGCTGAAAGGGCGTATGCCTACTACACCGAGCGGAACTGGGTAGACCGTAACGGCCAGCCGGTGAAGAACTGGAAATCGAAGTGCATTGCCGTATGGTTCAAGCCGGAGAACAAGAATCCGGATGCCGGATGCGTATCCGATATTGTGGACTTCCGCCGGTGGATCCCGCTGTAAAACCGTGAATCATGATAATCGCTGATACCAAAACAAGGCTTCTTTACGAGATCAACCCAACGAAGCCTTCCGGGGAGAACTACATGACGTGCCCTGTATGCTCGGCAACACGCCGCAAGAAGAATGACAAGTGCTTATGCTGGAATGCCGACAAGGAGATCGGGCACTGCAATCATTGCGACGCCTCATTTGTCCGCTACGTGCCGTTGAAAAGCCGTCCGGAACACAGATACGTCGTTCCCGAATGGAAGAACCGCACCTCACTTTCGGATAAGGTCGTGAAATACTTCGAGGGTCGGATGATCTCTCAGGAGACGCTGCGACGTATGAGGATTTATTCCGACGTGGAGTGGATGCCTCAGTTCGGTAAGGAAGTCGAGGTGATGTGTTTTCCGTACTTTGTCGGAGGACAGTTGCGGAACATCAAGTACCGAGGGCCGCAGAAATCCTTCAAGATGGTCAAGGACGCCGAGTTGGTGTTTTACAACTTCGACTGCGTGGCGAAGGCCGAGGAGCTGATCATCTGCGAGGGGGAATTCGACTGCCTGACGTTTGTAGACTGCGGATTTTCGAACTGCGTATCGGTGCCGAATGGCGCCGGGGCAAAAGATTTGTCGTATCTGGATAACTACGTGGACGCCTTGAAACACGTCAAAACGTTCTATATCGCCGCAGATTTCGACGATCCCGGACTACATCTCCGAAACGAACTTGTCCGCCGCCTGGGTGCCGAACGGTGCCGAATCGTGACCTACGAGGGCCGCAAGGACGCCAATGATCTGTTGAAGGCCGAGGGCGGGAACGCTATTCGACGGATCATAGCCAACGCGGAAGATGTGCCGGTAGAGGGGGCGGAGAATATTACGTCGCATTACGACGACATCTACACAATGTTCTCGCAGGGACTTCCTTCGGGTGAACGGATGAGGATTCCCGAGATTGACGACGTTGTGCGATTCACGACATCGAAACTGGCGATATGGACAGGTATTCCGTCGCACGGGAAGTCTGAAATGCTGGACTTCATTGTTGCCCGGCTCGCTGTGGAGTTGGACTGGAAGACGCTCTACTTCTCGCCGGAGAACTACCCACTCGAATTGCATTACGCAAAGATCGCTTCCAAACTGATCGGGAAGCAGTTTCGCAGCGGGTGGATGACAGAGGATGAATTTGACCAAGCCTACAGTTTCATCTCGGAGCACTTTTTCTGGATGAACCCCTACACGACAACAACGCTTGAACAGATTCTTGACTGCGCCCGATATCATGTTCGCCGATATGGAATCAAGCAACTCGTTATCGACCCGTTCAATTGTCTTGAACATCGGCGCAAGCCCTCAGAGAACGGAAGTGAGTATATAGGGCGATTCTTGGACGATCTGAGTCGCTTTGCCCGCAGAAATGATCTGCTTATCCATCTTGTGGCGCATCCGGCAAAGATGGAGGCATTAGGCCCTAAAACGAGGACGTACGGGCCTCCGACACTGTACGACATAAGCGGGTCAGCGAATTTTTACAACAAAGCTGATTACGGGTTCACGGTATATCGCAACTTCGAGGAATACCGAACTTATTTGATGGTAACAAAGGTCCGTTTCCGGAACTTTGGGCAGGTAAACAGGGAAGGGATTCAATTGCAATACAACTTTGACAACGGGCGATACGAAATTCCGAAGAATGATGTCAGGGAATTAGACAATAGCAACTGGCTGATCCATAAAGGCGAACATGAAACATTCGTAGAGGCAGAATTCGAAACATCTGATGAAAGCCCATTCTAATTATGAGACACATCGAATCTGGAATACAGAAAGCTTTTGTGAGGTGGTTCCGGATGCAATATCCGTCCTATGCACTATGTCTGACGAGTGTACCGAACGGCGGACTCCGGAGTAAGACCGAAGCCGCAATCATGAAGGCCGAAGGTATGACGGCCGGTGCTGCGGATTTGCTTCTGCTCGTGCCGAGGGGCAAATACGGATCGCTCGGCTTGGAGTTCAAGACACAAGCAAAGGGCAGTCGTCAGAGTGCCGTACAGAGAAGATGGCAAGAGTCCTTTGAGGCTGCGGGCAACAAGTATGTTGTAGTTCGCACGCTCGAAGATGCTATTGCTGCCGCAAATCAATACATGAATCCGGATAAACAAATTTACCACAATGGAATCAACGAAACAGATTAAAATCGAAATCCGCAACCGTTGGACTGGCTCGGTCGTATTTGAATACACGAAAGAGGGAAACACAATCACCGAAACGGTTTTGGAAGCTATTAGGCGCGATGCCTACCTGTGCGGTGCCGACCTGTGCGGTGCCGACCTGCACGGCTCCGACCTGCGCGGTGCCGACCTGCGCGGTGCCAACCTGCGCGGTGCCGACCTGCGCGGTGCCAACCTGCGCGATGCCGACCTGCGCGGTGCCAACCTGCGCGATGCCGACCTGCGCGGTGCCGACCTGCGCGGTGCCAACCTGCGCGATGCCAACCTGCGCGATGCCAAAGGATGTTATCTATCATGCCCGACCGAGGGTAGTTTCATCGGTTGGAAAAAAGCCTCTGGGCATATCGTAAAATTACGAATTCCGGAAGATGCGCGGCGCAGTTCGGCAACGGGACACAAATGCCGTTGTGATAAAGCATACGTCATGGAGATTCAGAACATGGACGGCACCAAGGCAACTGAGGATACCGTTCGTTCCGACCATGACAAAAACTTCGTCTACACCGTCGGTGCCACAGTCGAAGTTCCGGATTTCGACGATAACAGGTGGAGCGAATGCGCACCGGGTATTCATTTCTTCATCGATCGCAGGGCAGCGGTGGAGTACTAATGACGCACGGTTCTCTATTCAGCGGCATCGGCGGCTTCGACCTGGCGGCGGCGTGGGCGGGCTGGACGAACGTCTTCAACTGCGAGATCGACCCGTTCTGTCGGCGCGTATTGAAGTATCATTTTCCCGAATCGGAACATATGAAGACATACGAACAACAGACTTTACCGTTTGGCGCGACTGCATCGACGTGCTCACCGGCGGTTTCCCGTGCCAGCCGTTCAGCCTCGCGGGCAAACGCAAGGGTACGGCCGACGACCGCTACCTCTGGCCCGCAATGCTCGGAGTTGTTCGGACTGTTCGACCGCGCTGGGTCGTGGGCGAGAACGTTCTCGGAATCGTTAATTGGTCGCAGGGAATGGTCTTCGAGCAGGTGTGCACTGACCTGGAGGCGGCAGGATACGAGGTGCAAGCGTACCTTATACCAGCTGCGGGCGTCGGTGCTCCCCATCTGCGATACAGAACATGGTTTGTTGCCCACCGTGGTGAAGCAAGGGCTGAAAGTTCATGGCAAGAGCGGTTCGGAGCCATTGCCGCCGGCTCTACTGCCGACACCGGTCGCGTCGGATTGCGGGAGCGGGCGTGTGAACAGGAGCTTGTCGAAGGGTGCATCCGAGCGGCCGACGCTCGCGCTTGCAGCGCGGATGGGGCTGTTGTCGATGCCGACGGCCTGCGATGCGAAAAACAATTCGTTTCCGCTCAGTCATGCGAAGCGGAAGAGCGGAGTCGTCCACGACGTCATGATTTCGCATCCGTCCCGAACTGGGAAGGGTTCCCGACTGAATCCCCGATATGTGGCCCAGATGATGGGCTTTCCGCCGGACTGGACGGAATTACCTTTCCGGCATGGTGCCGCGAGTCGATCAAAGCCTACGGCAACGCCATAGTCCCGCAGGTGGCGCTGCGGATTTTCGAAACGATAAATGAATACGATAAATTATGAAAACGGTAACATTGGGAATCAGATGGAGTGAATTATTCGGTGAGCATAAAGGAGATATGTCCGATAAAATGCGCCGTTTGCGCTGGGAAACATGGAAACAGTTGAGCCGAGATCACGGTCGTTTTGAAAGCATTGCCTGGTGGAGTACTCCCGAGGAACTTTGCTTTAATTGTGAACATTGCGACGGTGACTGGTGTAGATTTCAGTCGCTTCCTTGCACCGTAAACCCGATAACGACATTCTCGAATAACGAAATCGGCTTGGCTTGTATGGGTGTAGGTTATCGCAATAAACAACTACAATTTGAATTCATATGAAAACGTGTCCTCAAAAACGGTTGGCCCGCTGATGCAATCATCGGGCGATTTTCAAGAGTGTGGAATTCAAAAACTATAAAGGATGAAAAAGATTATGTTCAACGACCGCTACGGCTTGACGCAGGCGGTCATCGAGGGGCGAAAGACCATGACGAGGCGGCTGGTTCCGTGGGCCCTTACAGAGCAATGGATGGAGTTTGTTTCTGATGCTCCGAGCGTGGGCGGCGTATATGTCCATGAAAGCGAAAAAGAATTTTACGAGAGGGAAGCACCCCGCTACAAGGTCGGCGAGGTCGTGGCCGTCGCGCAGAGTTATAGAGACGTGTGTGCCGGTGGCTTCGAACCAGACGCCACCATATTGCGCCTCTTTGAGGAACAACGTATAGCAGGTTGGACAAATAAGATGTTCACGAAAGCAGAACTGATGCCCTACCAAATCCGCATAACTGGAATCAAGTGCGAGCGGTTGCAGGATATTTCGGACGCGGAGTGCATGAAAGAGGGAGTAGTAGGCGGGATAATTGGGTATTATGTTCCCGGCATAAAATGCAAGGATTGGAGCAAAGAATCGTATGTAGATACCGAGGACGGCAGAACTTGGAAATTATTCCCTACTCCCCGCGAAGCCTTCGCTTCGCTGATCGACAAGGTGTCCGGCCGTGGAACATGGGATCGGAACCCGTGGGTGGTGGTTTACGAATTCGAATTGGTGAAATAGTATGGAGTTTACAACACCGTGCTTTGTCCGTGTCGAGGATGCGGAAAAGCGAAAGGAGCTGACCGAATGGCTGAAGGGAATCGGGTATCACGTCTGCTCCTGCTGCCTATTTGACGGCTGTAACACCCTGCATTGCAGAGGGATTGATCGGCTTAAAATCGCTTACGAGGTGCACGGGATCTGCGACTACGACGAGGAAACCCGATATTCCATCGACCAGTTCAAGGCTGAAAATGTTGCCAAAGGACACCCAGCCATAGACTGCGGCGAGAATATCGAGCTGTTTAAGGCATTGGCGGCGATGAACGACGAGAACGATTACATGCAGTGGTATGTAAACGAAATTACGGATAGATGGTCACTATGTATCGGTATGGATCATGTTGAAGACGATCCGATCATATCTAAATGGGAGGGACTTGCTCGGCATAAGGCCACCGCCGAGGAGATTATCAAACATTTCAAGAAATAGCGAGATTCTGGCAAAATCTCGAAATAATTACAAAAAAAATTGGAGACTATGAGAGAAATTAAATTCCGAGGCAAACGCCCTGATACAATGGAATGGGCTGTCGGTAGTCTTGTGGAGTGTTTTAATGGGAAAACTGGCATTGTTTCGATGACAAAATATTCGGAAGAGAATGGAATAAAGGCAATCATTGACGAAGTTTACCCCGATACAATCGGCCAGTACACGGGTCTGAAAGACAAGAACGGTGAAGAAATTTGCGAAGGGGATGTACTGACCGATAAGTTCGGGAGCATCGGAGTGGTCGAGTGGCGAAACTGTGGGTTCGTTGTGAACTTCGGCGACGTGGATATTTTTCTTATTTCCGATTGCTTCGACGATTCCTATCAAATGTGGGCAATCGGCAATATGCACGATAACCCAGAATTACTGAAAGGAGTAGAATAATGAAAAGTGAAAGAGCTGAAAATTACTTGTACGATCACGAGTGCAGCTATCCGTATAGCGGGTATGTGACAATGCAGGATGCCGAAAGGATGGCAGGACTTGCCGAGCAAGAAACCGAGGAGCGGATGCGTGAAAAGGCAATAGAGGCATTCAAATCCTCATGCAAATATAAGGACGGTTGTGACGGGAGCGGTAGGGTGTGCGACCCTGCGCTGTGTGAAGATTTGAGATCATTTATCCAAAAATTGGATGAGATATGAAAGCGATTAAGGAAAGGGCAAAAAAGTATGCTCGAAAAGTGTGGCGTGGTGGGACGAGAGAATACGGCAGTCACATGAAGTTAACTGAATGTGACTTTATTGCAGGTGCCCAATCCGAGCGGGAAGAATTGACCCGCTGGCGTAATCCGAATGAGGAACTGCCGGAAAATAATTCGTGTGTTTTGATGAAAGTCTCGGACGGCGAACATGAGCGAATTTATCTTGGAGCCCGCCAAGATGATGTGTGGATGTGTGATGGAGGCTATTCCTTCTGCCAGAATGCAGAAGAGTGTCTCGGATACGATGGTGTGGTTATCGGCTGGCGACCGATTTACGAAAACGAATAGAACGATGGACATCTTGACTCCACATGACGGCGTGACGAACGATAAGATAGCCAAAGCGCAGATCGAGGCCGTCGAACGAAAGCAGAACGAATACAAACTGATCGGACAGATGGTTCGGGTGCCCGGTCATACCCTCTATAAATTCAATACGGTTACGCGGACAGCGTCGAGAGCGGAAGTGGAGGTGTCGGCCGATTCGTGGCTGAATCCTGAGAACATGAAGATCGAGAGCGACCGCAAATCGCGTGTCAAGGTCGAAAAGGACTGTTACTATGAGCAGGCATTGAACATGAAGAACTTTATCAAGCGTCTGCGCCGGCGAGGTATCGTCGGAATGGACGAGGAGGTGAAACTCGAAAGGTAGGGAAGCCATGAAACCCAGAGATGAAAAACGTTACACCCGTCCGGTCGGCGAGCGGTTCGTGTATGAAGGCGAGACCGTAGAGGTTGTAGGGTATGATCGAAATAAAGAGGGATGTGCATGTCGAGATTGTGCGCGTTTTGGCAATTGCTCTTACAACGAGATGACAGGCAGCTGTCGTTGGTACGAACGAGAGGATGGGACGGATGTAATATTCCGGAAAGTAGAACAGGTGAACTGTTTGATATAAAAAGAGGCGATCCCGAAAGATCACCCCTCACCCAAGAACAAAGGTAGTAATTAATTCGGGATTTGCAATGAAAGAGCAAAAAGAAAAACGTAGAGGAGGGGCGCGCGATGAATCAATCATCTACATAAACTTTACTCGCGCAAGTCTTACCAAATTGATTACTGATACTGAGAAACGGTTGGGAATATCTTATCCTTCAAATTCTCAGCCTGCTTTAATCTCTTCTGTCCGAGTAAGTACTTTGCCAGTCTTGTGGCGGGCAGTAAAGAGAAATATTTTAGAATATATCGACGGATGGCAACAGGGGTTGCCGTTATTTTAATTCAAGTATGGATGATATTTTATTAAAAGCTCTTAAAGAAGGGAGAGGAATATATGTGGTTTCGGGTAAGGATTTGCTTCGTTTCCACACTCAGGTAATGCTTGATGCTAAGAATGAAACAGAGTCTTTATTTATAGATCGAATGCTCAATGCCAATGAAGCGGCTAAACTTCTTGCAACCACGCCGCGCACTTTACAAAGATGGGATAATGAAGGATACTTAAAGTCCATAAGAATTGGAGGCGTAAACAAGTGGCGTTACCGGGATATTATGCGGCTAATAAATGGAAAAGATGAATGCTCTAATACATAA